CGCGAGCCCGAAAGAGAACCCTGATACCTCCGGCGACGTTCAGCGCTGATGCCGAGGAGAGATAAAGTTGGCAAACGTGGCGTGATGTTGTAAACTCATTGAGTGGAGAAAGGCGGCTGGCAGTTAGATAACAGGATTACTGCGCGGTGGGGGTACTACGCCCTCATAAAGGAATCCGGCCCGCCGCCCACTCCGCTCAGTCTGGAATAAGAAGGAGAAGATGGCTGAAGAAGAGAAGAAGGAACCCTATTTTGCGCCATTAGGATCGACAGGCCTCAAGATATGGGGTGGTGTACTCTCCGAAGAGTGGCTGCTTGAGCTGCAAGGGTCGAGTGGCCGCAAAGCCTATCGGGAGATGGGCGACAATGACCCCACGATAGGTTCGATTAATTTTGCCATCTACCAGATGATCCGAGGCGCCACGTTCTTCATCGAGCCTGCGGGGAAGGATCGTGGGCAGCGTAAGGACGCGGAATTCTTGGATTCGTGCTTGCTGCAAGGGGATCTCGACACGGGTTGGTATGACATCCTTTCCGAGATTCTGTCGTTCCTGCAATTCGGTTACTCCATTGAGGAGAAGTCGTACAAGTATCGTCGGGGTCCGAATGCCGAAGAAGCGTGGGAGCAGTCGCGCTTCGACGATGGGGCAGTGGGCTTCAAGGACTTCTCGATCCGCTCGCAGGATACGATCAGCAAGTGGCTGTATGATCCCGATTCAGGTAGAGTAACAGGACTTGAGCAAAGCCCCCCTCCGAATTATATCCGCCGCCCTATCCCACTTGATAGATGCTTGCACTTTAGAACACAAGCTCATAAAGGTAATCCTGAGGGAAAGTCAATTTACAGGAATGCGTACTACCCTTGGTATTATAAGAAACATCTGCAATCATTCGAGGCAATTGGGATCGAGCGCAATCTTGCCGGTATGCCGGTGATCTACGTCCCCGAGAAGCTCTTCCTGGACAAGTCCTCCGCGGCGACGGTACAGTTGAACAACTGGAAGGAATTGGTTCGCAAACTGAGGAGAGATGAGGAGGACGGGCTTGTGATGCCGCGTGATCCCGACAAGCCGGAGAAGTATGCGGTCGAGCTGATCTCCTCTCCCGGTGCTGTCATTGACACCAATCCTGTTATTCTACGGTATGATCATGCGATAGCGGCGTCCCTCCTGGCCGACTTCATCTTCCTGGGGCTCGAATCAAAAGGGTCCTACGCGCTGGCCCGGGAGAAGCGGACGTTTTTTGAGAAAGCCTTAATTGCCTGGATCGGGTTGATCTGCGATACGTTCAACACGCAGGCGGTGCCCGAGTTGTTCAAGTTCAACGGAATAGACAGGCCCGATCTACCGAAACTAACCTTCGAACCCGCCTCGCTGCCTGAAATCGAGAACGTCTGCAAGCTGTTGGATTCACTGGCGCGCGGCGGCGCGATGTTGTTCCCGGACAAGAAGCTGGAGGATGCGCTCAGGGCCATGGCAGGATTGCCTCTCGGGGCAAAGGAGGAGGAGTGACAGAATGTTGATGCCACCGCTGAATTCAATTGATGACATAAGACAGTACGCGGCTCAAGTTGCGCAGTATACCGGCGCCTGGCCGAATACGCTGATACTTGACCGTAGGGCCTTTGCCGCGCTCGCGAACGAAACAGATCCGCCGATGACGAAGACAGGCATCGGCTCAGCGCTTGGTTTGAAAATCCAATTTGTGGCCGCATCGGATAGCTTCAAAGCGGTCACCGTCCATATAGATTGAAAGGAGGTGTGATGGGGCGTCTTGAATTGCGGATACCGTTGACCGACGTCGTCGTTATAGAGGAGGACCTCCGGCTAGGTTTGATGAGAATTGTGATCGAAGGAGAGGTGTATCCTAGTTGGTACGTTGGCAATGAGGTCATGGCGATGAGGGTTGATCGCGGGTCTTCTATGGTTGAGGCAGGAAACATGATGATGAAGATAGAAGATGCGAAGGCGCTCCGTTCTGCTCGCTCGAACCAACTGATGCGTAACCCTGAGGATCCGGCTTCAGATGAGAGGCCGAATGCCTAAAGACAAGATCACTCTGAGCGACCTTCGAGAGGATTCCGAGGAAGCCCTTGCCGCGATGCCCGTCACGGTCTCCAACAAGGAATTGGAAACCGTGATGACGATCGGCTCGATGGCGGCGGTGCAAAGTTTCCTCGACCGCATCCGTAAGGAGCAGCGCTTTAGCAAGCCTTTCGCAAGACAGCTTTTCCCCGATCTTGGCAAGACGGTTGCCCAGTCGATGCAGACTGAGTTTAACAATCAAAGTTGGCTACTCAAACCACAGACAAAGTACATCAAGCACTATCTCGACACCTATGGATTGAGCAGGATCAAGGATCTGTCGGAGACGACGATCGAGGGACTGCGCCAGGCTTTGGAGACGAACATCATGCAGGGCATTGATCCCCGCGCCGCTTCCCGCATGATAAGGCCACAGATAGGCTTGACCGCCAGGCAATCCGGAGCTGTCAACCGCCGGTACTTCAAGATGCTTGAGGATGGGATACGCCCGGACGTCGCACGGGCGAGAGCCCAACGGTATCACGATCATCTCTTGAAGTATCGCGCTGACACAATCGCCCGGACTGAGCTTATCAGTGCGCAGAATCACGGGAAGCTTGAGGCTTGGAATGAGGCTGCGGATGAAGGCCTATACAAGAAGGACACGTCCGTAAAGGAGTGGAGCGCGGCCGCGGATGCCTGTGACGAGTGTCTTGACCTTGATGGCGAACGACAGCGGTTGGATGAACCCTTCTCAGCGGGAGTGATGTCGCCCACCCTTCATCCCCGATGTAGGTGCAGTATGCACTTGATCCAGAACGCAGAACCAACTTAAGACACGGAGGGACGACATATGGAATTCACAGACGAAGAGCTGGAGATGCTTCTCAAGCTAGTGGAAGCGAAGACGGTGAAGGTTGGCAACCCCGACGAGTTCGAGCGCCATGAGGAGTTGGCCACGAAGATCAAGAATCATCTTGAGCCGCCACTCATCCCCGATGAAGGGTAAGGATGTTTGTAATCGGTGCGGTGATTGCTGTGATCCTCTGTTCGCAAATTGGACGAAGAAGCAGGTAAGAGCCGTCAAGGGCGTCGTGCCCAGCAGAGAGTGCGTCTTGAAACACTGGCGCAGGATAAGCCGAAAGGAGGCAATAAGACGAAGGCCGGCACTAGAAGGGCTAGGGCAAGGTATGTACTTCTACGAATGCGACCAATTTGATTCGGTAACGCGATTATGCAAAGACCACGAGAATCGGCCTCCTATCTGTTCCCGGTTTCCGAAATACTCAGATGAGAAGGTGTCGGAGTCGATTTTGCGATACCTGCCTCGTTGTTCGTATAGAGAAAAGGAGAGTGGGGCATGAGCAGCCTATCAAGCCTTGCGGTCATCATTCCCACGTGCAATCGTCCTCGACAACTTGGGGATTGTGTCCATAGCGTCCTCCCGCAAATGCGAATGACAACCGACCACATCTACGTCGTGAACGATGGGGAACCAAAATCAGTAATAGATTGGATCTCTGAGACCTATAACGTAACTGTAATCGAGCATTGCAAGAACTACTATGCCCGCGCCTCAGCGGTCAATGCGGGTCTCAGGGAGGCGGTCAAAGACGGGCGCGATTACGGTCTCATCCTGGATGATGATTGTACGCTTCACCTTGATGCGCTCCATTACCATCGGGGGGCTTGGAATTCCGGGCCTGCGGCCTTCGCTAAGACCCTCTATGTCGGAGCGATCCATCAGGCGCCTCATTATATAGATCCGCGCCTTGCGCCCGAATACGGGGGTCTGAGGGCTGCGCTCATGCGGTATGGCGGGACGGTCAACCTCAGCTTTCCGCTGAAGGCTATGATGGAATCGGGAGGGTTCGACGTAAGATTCGATGGACAATGGGGTTTCGAGGATGCAGAATTGTATAGTAGACTGATCCTAAGAGACGGATGGGAGGTGACATACGTCAGGAACGCGATCGCGGATCATGAGTTCAAAGATCCTGCAACCGCTTCCTATAGCCGAAA